GTCCATCTCTTTACGGGCCAATTTGGCTCCCACCAGCTTTCGCACCCCTAAGAAGGGGTCTGGGGTTCTTTATTCCCCGAAGGTGTAGATCGTAATACGTTTGTACCGATCTTCCGTACCAGGCAAACTGGTCGCCTTGACGAAAGTCCCATCACCGTTATTATGGTCTGGTAATGGGAGGTTCTCCGACACCTCTCCGTGGCCTCTCGACCAAGAAAGGAGTTTCCGCTCGGCCGTCCATTGGACAGCGTCAGCAGGTACAAGACTAACAGCAGACCGCTGATAGATCGAGTACGCCGGAAGCACATAATCCCCTGGGAGCTGAGGACGGATGTCCTTTCGCCCCTTTAGGGAGAACGTGCTAAACGTATAACCTGCCCAACCTCGACGCTCGTGCGCCGGCTTCCTTACGCGGTCCCAAGGACCGAGCAGGTGGCCGTCACCGTAGCCGTCGGGGCCGTACAGACGCAGTGCAGGGTGGATCCAGGATTGGATCAGTTCTGCAAAATCGTCCATACCGCGCCGCACATAAAAATTATGCAGCGTGAACAGTGTGCGTGGTGATACCCATTCCTTTTGGAAGAAGGGTCGCACATCGATTCCCCGATAATAGTCGCGCCCACAAGATTCCCGAAAGGGACCCGAGTGGTAGCTTTTCTCTTCGTTGACCGTGAACCCGAGGCATTGCAGGAGGCGTGTAAATTCCTCCGACTTTGCCGAGGGCAGGATTATGTCGTCTCCATAAACCGAGACGACGTCATCTTTATCACAGACAGCACGAGCGAGAGCCCAAAAAACAAGGCTCTGCAACGGAAATGTAAATCCGTTTCCCATGCTCGAAAACTTCTCCAGGGTGAGACGGCGGCCACGATAAGTTACGTGACCAGTCCGCCCTCTTGCGAGGGCCATCGCCCAGTCCAGAGGGAGAAGGGAAAAGATCAGCTCAAGTGAAACTGAGTCTGACGCGGCTGAAAGGTCGAGGGTTGCTAACTCCCCCGTTAAGGATCCTTCAAGGGCTAGGCGTTGATTCCTAGTCTGGTCCTTGAGATCCACCCCGAACGCAGCTAGCCTACGCGTCATATGATCTCCCAGCGCAAGCTGGTACAGGCCGTTTAACACCGGCTCAACGATCACAGATCTGTAGGTTTTCACGTTCTTCGGGACGAATTCGAGCCTGCCATCATGAAGATGAATGGACAGGCCGAACCACTCCTCACCGTCTTCATCCACGCGTTCATAAGACGCGATGGCTTCAGACAGGAGTGGGAGCTCCTCCAATATCGCTTTCGCGATCGGGAGGCACTCTTCGCTACAAGACACCCCCGCCGCGAATTTCTCGCGGAGGGAAGCTTTTCGCTTCGGTGTCAAGGTCGTTGCACCTTTCCCGAACCTGTAACCCAACTCTTGGTGAGTCGGTAACGGGCCAAGAACTTGTGCGATTTTACGCTGCGCCCGCAACATGGCAGGCTCAACGCCGCGGAGAAATGAGAACTCCCCGCGGACACTAGCTCTGAAGGCTTCGTTCTGAAGCTTACAGGATTCTTCGGAAAGCACGAACTTATCGTACGCCGCTTTCTCCTTATCTATCCCTATGTCTAGGGGTTCGAGTTTGGAAAAGAGCGCCACGGCCTGACGGCAGTGGTAAAGCGTGCTGGCAGTCCAGTCCTCAGAGGACAAATCCAGCTCGTGCAAAACAATGTCGGAAAGATCGTCTCGCTTGATGGCGTCGACGATCGGCGCGGCCTTAGGGCCCGCGCGCTCGGCATGTTTTAGTGCAAGTGTCCGCAACAAGTCAAGAGACTCGTTCGGGCTATACACCTCTAACCAATGCGCTAGTAAACGCATAAATTGCTCCATAAGAGTAAGGTTAGATGACCAGTTGGCCATCTTACGAGAGTGCGCATACAATACGCACCCGGTGACTCACGTCACCTGGATCAGCTGGTCGAACAACTCACACGCCGGGCCGCCCGTTTGGGGCGTCACGGACGTCGAGATGTTCCCCATCAAGTTCACGCAGATCTGCCGGCTAAGACGCCGGCCGGTCACGACACTCCGCTCGTGGTAGAAACCCACGGTTTCGGTAGTGTCGGTATACGCGACCTTGGGAGGGGCGGTGTAACCCGCGGAGTTTTGGCCGTTGATGGACTCCATCACTGGAACCTCGACCCTACAGGTGACCCGGAAGACACCAGACGGAAGCTTTCGCTTCGTCATAGTGGCTCGGATTTGGGCATAGTCTGGGACTCCCGCAAGGGACTCCTTCCACGTTGCCTTGAGCGTTCCGTCTTGGAGACGCTCGATCCCTTCGCCCACGAGAGTGTGCGTAACCGGAGTACCAGCACCGTCAAAGACGGTGATGTTGGCTTGGGCACTCATGTGCTCTAACCTTTCATGTACGCCCCCTGGAGGAGGCGCAGTACAGGGCAAAATTGCCCAGTGCGTCCGGCCGCTAGCGTTTGCCAGCGAACCCGGACACGAGGAGGCCTACCGCGTTGGCGCAATGCTGCCATGAGGCAACCTTGCCAAGCGGCTTAAAGTGCGGCTTTGGCACTTTTAGTGTCGAAGACACCGTTCGGGAGAACCCAACCTTACAGTAATTACCCCGCGGCTGAGCCGTGAAGTAAGCTGAAGTAGGGCTCAGAGCCCGTCCTATCCGTTTATCGGATATGATGAAGGTGCCCTTGAGACGCTGCACAAGGGCTCGCGCCGCCATCCAGTCACCAAGAGGTATAAACCAATCGGCGACGAAGGAATATGGCACGAGTTCCCAGGCCACTAGCTCTGGGTTAGTGAGTCCAAGAAGTTGAGGGATAGTCCCTGCTTCTTCAATCCTCGCTATATAGTTCCGTTGGTGTGATTTGATACACACCCCGGTAGCTCTATGCGCTGGATTGAAACCAACCTGTGAATCACGGGTCGATTTCGACTCTCTCCTGAGACCAACCCGATAGGATTGGCGGACAGGAGTGTTGAGGTGGTGCGCTAACATCTGCGCCCCCGCTTCCACGTCCTTCAAAAGTGGAAGCCAGCCATACTGGAGTTCGAGCCAGTTGTCTGCCAACATTTTCGATGTAGTCTTGCTCTCTGGCAAGTTCTTGTGCTTCTTCTTGTGACGCCGCGTTCCATTAAGGAGAAAATCCGCTGCGACACCGAACTGCCCTCTGCGGGCAGCCCCTAAAGCACCACCCAGACGCCCGGCGGTGTCTCCTATGAGACCCAGAGTATCGCCGAGCTCACCAACTGCGATTCCCATATTGAAATCGGAACCGTAGATCAGGTCTTGCAGCTTACCTAAGAGTTTTATCTCGTCGTTAGCTGTCGTAAGACCGTCATCATTCGTCCATTGCTGGACGCCATGGTGCGTCATATCTGACCACTCAGTGAAGTTCGATGGGACCGTATAAGAAACACGGTCGTCGAACATCCTGATAAAGGTCAAGGAGTAAGGATGCTCCTCCTCATAACTGCGTTTCACAACGCGGTTATTAACCTTCGAACTGGTCGAAGGATGAGGGATACGAATCTGGATATCTTTGCGGCGAACGATGCCCGCAAAATCAGTATACTCACGGTACGTGTTGTACACGTTGTGAGCTGGCTTCGGAAGCCGGGTACGATCAGTCCCCGTGTGAACACGGTTGTAATACGTACCCCACGAACCACCGCCAGAGGCGGGAATCCGTGTGTCGTATGCGACGTTTCCAGAAGTCATAGTCCGATCTCCAAGAGGAGAGGGATGAGGATACTGACAACCTCACCATCGTGTTCAAGCAGGATATAAACTGCAAAAGACGCGATGACTAGTTCAACGATGTACACCCAGACGGGTGGACGGTAAAGATAACTCCAAAAGAGTGTTCGATACCAACCGCCTTTTTGGTCCGCCTCACGGCGGAGAGGCGTCTTCGGACGCGTGTACTTCATTTTCCTGACAGTCTCGTTACTGCCAGTCGAGGACCTAGCGCAAGCTAGACCCCCGCAGAGACTCGAATCGCCTAGGCGTGCCAACCGTATACTCCTTCACAGGAGCGGGCGGGCAAACCCAGAACGAATACACCTCGAACTCTTCGCACTTTGTGCTAAAGTCCTGAGGGACCATCTGACGATGGCCGAGTAACTGGCAAAGACCTGATGAGTGGTCGAACCGTACGCGGATGAAGAGACCTGCCTGAAATATGCCCAAATTCTTGAGCAACAGACAGAATTTCCTCACCGTTTCGGGAACGACATCACCATCGCATTCAACGAAGGATTCGTTGAGCCCCGGGAAAATCCCGGTCGGGCGAGCGATGTGGAAGGTCGAAAATCTGCGATCGTAAACCATAACAACTCCTAAAAGGTTAAGTGCTCTGGCCTGCGAAAGC